AGATGGGCCGATGGTTTGGGTATCCCTCGACTCTGCTAGCCTCAACTTTTCGAACCGCCGGATGCGGACCCGCTTGTCCGGTGGTGTGGCAGGGGAGGAGAGGAAACTCTCCCCCCTATGCCGATTAGCCGGATCAACCGGCGCTTCCACGGCGGGAACTTCCGCGGCGGTAGTTGTTTCCACTTCCTCAGCCACTTGGGCCTCCTCTTCGATTTCGCCATCCAACTTGGTGATTTCCAGGATGTCCGCACGGCTGTTTCCGCCAACGTCCACCAGTGAAACCTCTCGTAAGTTCAATTTGTTGATGATCTTACGGTTTACAGAATCACGCCCACCCGGAGGGATATTCCCGCCAATGGAGAACATCTTGAGAACGCCGGTATCGAGCTTCAAGACGGAAACCGGGTCAACAACATGCGCGGTGATATGCGTTATGTCGTCGTCGTCCACATAAAGCTCTTTGGTGGTTCCGGCTGCAATCGGCTGGTGCATCTCGCGAACCGCCCGGCTCTTTTTCATGTACTCGGGGATTGCCCCGCGCATACAGTCGCCCGTGAAGGATTCGCCCTCGCAGTCGTCGGCGGGGTGCGGGGTGCTGGCAATGCCGGAAACCATGCGGGTTCCGTCGCCCATGTCCTCAACCTTGGTGATCTGGCCGAACATCCGAGCCTTTGCCATGTGTCCCATTCTCCCAACAGCTTGTGGTTAAACAGACGCAGTGTAGAACGAAAAGGGCAAGGAAAAACCCCGCCAGATTCAGCGGGGCTAAATAAATTTCAGGTTGTGAGACTCGCGTGTTCCGATTATATGAGCGATGGGCGCTCAAAAATCGTGATAGGCGGCGGCGAAGTGGAATTTAAGACAGCGCGGTACTCTTCATGGTTCCGGCGTCGTTGTAGTAGAGCTTCACCGTGCCGTCGCCGGTGTTCTTCCAGACGCGGGAGGTTCCAGGCGGAATATCGGCTGCTGTTGGGCCAACCGCCGCGCTCCGAGTTGGGGATAGCTCAAGGCCGGCGGCCTCTGCCACGCCGACATATTGCGACGGGATGGTGTAAACGCCGGCAACGTCCCGGTAGATTACGCCGTTGATGTGAACCGCGCCATTTACCGGCCCGATCATGGTTGCTGTGGTTGCTACTGCTGGCATGGTCTCCTCCTTGCGAATCAGGTAGTTGTGGAAGTGTCAGGGTTTTCGGCCATGATGGCGCGCAGGGCGGGACCATGGCCGTCGGGAATTTCTGAGTCGGGATGCTGTAGCAAGTCAGATACGGCATCGGTTAGGCGCGTGACGTAGGAGTAAACGGTTTTGCAGACCGAATGACCGGTTTGATCGCACATGTGGTAGCTGCAAGTGCTGTCACTGGAAAGGCGCATTATTCCTCCGCTGTTGCCGCGTCAATCTGTTCTTGGGTCATGGTTTTAGGTACGAGGTCGCACGCACAGCGCGGGTGCCCCGGCGGCCCATCGATTGCCTCGCCGTCATAGTCAAACGTGCCATCGAGATCAACCGTGACGTTATCCAAGCCCTCGCAGATCTCGCACACGTTCTGTGTGCCCTCAATCCAAGTCTTGCCCTCGACAACGCCAGAGGCTTTCCAGCCCTCAAGATTGCCCGCAACGTCGGCAAAGGCGGTCTCTGTCGTGGCTATCAGGTCAGCGCGGGCATCGTCGAAGCCGGTGTACTCTGCGATGGCGTCGGATAGCTGGGCATTCGTCCAGCCTTTATCTATCGCCATTTGCACCCGCGTACTCAGGCCTTCCATCGTGGTGTCGTTGATTTGCGTCACCAGTTCAGCGGCATGATCGGCTGCCCACTCGGTAGCGCGGTCATTGGCCTGTGACAGCATGGCGTCGAGTGATCCTTCGTCAGAGATGAGGTAGGCGACCTGATTCAGGCCTTCGCTGGCACCGTCTTGCGCCATAGCTTCAAGCTCTTTTTCGAGGTTGCCCCTCAGCTTTTCGAGCGCTGCCTGATTGATGATCCCCTTGAATGGGTCGCTGTTGGTGGCCTTGGCAACCTTGCCCAGCAGATCGCCCGCAATCTTGACGGCCGCTTTCTTCTGAGCAGTGAACGTCTTCCGCATGATGCCGCTGATAGCTTTGCGGGCCTTGACTACGGCTGGCCGCTCACGGTCAATGGGCGTCAGTGTACCCGAACGCTTTTTTTTTGAACCGCGCCAGCTTTGGCCGCGGGCGCTTTCTTGCCGGGTTTGATTGCCGGGGGTGGCTGGGAGGCCGACTCGTCAACCGCCCCCGGTTTGCCGTCAGGGTTTGTTTTCCCCGGCGGTATCGCGGGCGCGGATGGAGGCGGAGAGTTTGCTTCATTCTGCTCATCCGTGAACGGGTCCATCCCATAGCCCTTATCGCGCACTTCATCGGGTGTCATCCACGGCTTGGAACCACCGGCCCCGAGTGCAATCTGGAAAACCTGGGCCTTAACGAGCGGATCTGTGATCTCCTCGTCTTGCCATGAAAATTGAAGGTCAGGGGCGCTGTAGCAGCGGCGAAGAATCGCGTCCATGAGGCTCTTGAACCACATCTTGCGCGGTTCAAGCCCCTCCTCCTGGGCGGTTTCCTTGGCCGTCTGAGCGGTAGCCCTGTTGACTTGCTTCACGAGCGCCTGAGGGCTAATTGAGAAGCACCAGCATACAAGTCTTGCCAGCCATTCATCTATCGCGCCAGTCAAATCCGGCTGCTTGGTGGCAGTGTACTTGGTACCGCTCGGAACCCACTTGCCATGCCGGCGCATTGCCGTGTTCCCGGTCAGTACGATGTCCCATGAGGCTTGAAAGTCCAGTACTTGGTCGGGGTTCATGCCCGCCGGGGCTTCGAGGATCGCATCGGGAATCGTGCCGTCCGTGTAGTATTCGGTCTGGTTCAACATCCGGCGAAGTGACAGGTTGATGATGTTGATGCTCTGCTCAACCGGCCCCATGCCGTAGATGCGATTCGGGCGCGGGTTGTATGGCCGAACGATCATCTCGTCAAGTGTGTACTTCGGCCCCGCCATGCCCTTTAGGTAGCGCTGGTATGCCGGCAACGGCGGAAACGGGATGTCGCCGTCAACCCAAATGATCGGCTTGACCGTTTCACCCGCAATGGGTGTCGGCAGAAAGATACCTTTGTTTGTCGGCTTGAGGAAGATCGCCGGATGGTCAAGGACATAATGATCCTCCAGAATCATGCGCTGCCATGCCAGAAAGTCTCGGATGCCGTCGGGTTCGGCCAGCAGATCGGCAACGCGCTTGGCCTTGTCTCCGCCGTCTTTGCCGTCGCGCCCCATGATCTGCCACTTCTGGCCGGCCATCTTGTCTTTGCAGGTTTCAATAGCCATGCGCAGAATGTCTAAGCCGCCCAGTGTTGGGTCTGCCATACGCCGCAAAGTGTTGAAGTCAATGGCGTTTTCGTGGGCTTCGGAGCGTGGTCGCGGATTGTAGTTGGTCGAAAACGGGTAGTCAAAGCGCCGCCCTTGAACCTCTTTGGGCGCTTGAGAGTCCATGGGTTCGCCGGGGCCAAACCATGAATCAACCTGAGAGCGAGGCTGCCCGGTTGCCTGGGCCAGCATGTCAAGCTCAATGGGTAGCATCTTGCCGCCGCCCTTGTCGCCGCGAAACACAGGTTTACTCGCCATCTTCCCATGCCTTTCGGCCTGTCAGAATGAAACGGGCCAGTTCGTAGGGCGCGAAGACCATCACATAGACCGCAAATCCAACACGTCCGAGGAGTTTACGCATCTCCGCCTTCTTTCGGTAGGAACGTGCGCGCCAGCCGTTCCCAAGCCTGTTGCCGGGAAACCGGGAAGAGGTATTCACCGCCCAGGGCCGCGGCGTACTTGTCCAGCCGGCGGCCTATGTCCTTGGGGATGTCCAGCGAGGTTTCGCTGGCTACCGTCTCAGGCTCGGAGTGTGTCTTTTCTGCCACAGGCTGTACCTCATCTGCAACAGTTTACCCTTCTTTTTGCTCAGCAAGCAGCTTTGCAGCCTGTCGAGCGTAATAATCTACAACCCCTTGGCCGTCGAAACCATGGTGCAGGTAGTTAATCCCCTGATTGAAGGCGTCAGGATCGTCGTCATGAGCCATCTTCGGGAAGCCGTACATGTTATCGAGGAAGTCGGCAACCCACGGTAGCGACGGGTCAACATGGACGTTGCCAGCCTCCCATGTGGGCACGACGGCATGGGCGCGGCTCACCTTGTCCGTGTCTACCTTGACGGGTACGAGCGGGATTGACGACTCGAGCCGTAGCTCTTGGATGAGGCTCTGACCGCTGGCCTTGTCTTCGATCAAGAAGGCTTGCGGGTGCCATTTTGCGTTCATGGCCTTGACGCGCAGCTTCAACTCGGGGTAGCCAGCCTTGTCTTTCCAGCGGTCAAGAACGTCGTACCCTTCGGCACGCTCTCCAATGGCGAAGACAACGCTGTAATCGTTCTCCTCTTTCTCCTTGAAAGCCGTATCCGCAGTGAGTATGAGCCGTTTGTACTTCCAAACCGTCTGTCCCTTGTTGTCGCGCTCTGCCATCTTCGCCAGCGTGTCGGCCATGCTAAAGTTCCGGACAAAGCCCTTCTTGAATATCTGGCCTTCCGCCGGCGTCGGGCGCTGCTGGTGCTGGCCCGCGTATCCGGCTGAGCCCAGGCGGCGGCGCTCCGATGCGAGTACGTTGGGCGGGAAGCGCGCCGGAAAGAAAAGCTCACCCTCTACCGTGCGCGGGTCAGACCAGCCGAGCGACGTCGGCTTGTAATCCGGGTCTGTCGGCTTGGGGTGTTCGTATTCCTCACGGATTATGAGTACTTCCCACTCTTCCGCGTCGGTGGCCAGGATGTGGCCGGTCAAGTCTTCTTCATGCAACCGCTGTTGAATGATGCAGCGAACGCCCGTCGTCATGTTGGCAAGGCGGTTTGCGGCGGCATTGTCCCACCAGTTGATGATCGAGTCGCGCTCTGATTTGCTGTAAGCCTCGGCCGCATCGTTCGGATCGTCAACGATGATCGCGTGTGACCGCGTTCCGGTGATGCGTGAGCCGGCGGAGATCGCCCGGCGAAAGCCTGTGTCGCTGTTCTTGTAGTGGCCCTTGGCGTTTTGGTCACGGCTGAATGACCATGCTGGCGCGAAAGCGCGTCTGTACCACGCCGAGTCGAGGATGTCGCGACACTTGATGCTGTCACGGATGGCAACCTCGCCGTTACCCGATGCGAACGTTCCGCGCCATGCCGGCCCGAGATCGTTCGCCTCGCTCGGCTTCTGCAGCCAGATCCAAGGCGGCAAGCAGACCGACAGGATTGTAGACTTCATGGAGCCGGGCGGAACGTTGATTATCAGGTTGCGATGGGCGAGACGGCCTTCTACGAGGGCTTGGACGTGGTCACAGATAACGTCTAGGTGCCAATTCCAGACCAGCGGCGTCGAGGGTTCGATGATCGGCCATGCTTGCCGAACGAACTCTGACAACCGACGGCGGGCCATCTCCGCTTTGATGGCCTCATAGGGGATGAGGTCCATTAGGCCGCCACGTTGTACTGCCGAGTGAATCGCCGGCGCTCGGTATACATCGCTTTGACGTGTTTCGGGTACAGCCGGGCAAACTGGCGCTTTGTAAGTTGCTCAACGCATTGGCACCTTGGGCACTCATGGGCTGGCTCCCCGTAGTACACGACGGGCCGCCACGCATGAAAGCAGCCCCGCCGTAACGTATTGAAAAGCCAGTCTATGGACATAGTTACACCTCAGCCAAGTACGCTTGATATGCCGAAAGTTCAGCCCGTAGCTTGTCGAGATTCTTAGCCTCAGACAATGGCCGCTCTTTGTGGCATCGGCAGCAGGTTGCGCGGATAGCGCCATGATCCAGTGCGGCGTAGACCTCATGCGGCGTCTGCTCGGGGTGGCTGTTCGGCCCATAGCCGAGTGTTGAGCCGCAATCCTCGCACACGTCACAGGACGGGTGCCCCATCGAGGTCCAGCACTCACTCTTCCCGCACTTGCACTTCATGTACTGCATGGCTAGACCTCCTCAAGGGTCGTACTGGGTTGCGGCGCACCAGCGGCATAGATTGCATCCAGCGCCGCCAGTTGCTCGTCTGTAAGTTTGGACAGGTCAAGGGCTGGCGGCAAGGCTTCGCCGTCGGGCGTAGTCTGTGCCGTCTTGATGGGCGCGTCCAAACCAAGCAGCTTCGCTCGACGCTCCATGACCCGAATCAGAATCTCGGCACTCTTCCAAAGATGGCGCGTCGGCCAATGCGAGAGGATGATAGCGTCCAGCCGTTGAACCTCAAGGGTTCGGACGTTGATCGCGCTATCCTTGACCTTCTCTTCCAACTCGGCCAGGCCGTCCATGACGAGCTCGTAAGCCCGCGTCTTCGACAGTCTTAGGCTCTTGCCGATGGCATCGTAGCTGGCGCCAGCGGTGCGGAGGTTGAGCGCCTGTTGAACGAGCGCCCGGTTGCGGATGCGCTTCTTACCGGCTTTCTGTCTGGTGAGGTCCACCGTTCGCCTCCTTTACGCGTTCGGCCTTCCGCTGGCGCTCTGCGTTGACCCGCTTGCGGAATCGGATGTCGCGGGTGACCCTTGCCAACAGCTTGCCCTTCTGCTCTTTCGACATAGGGCGGAAAGCGTCAATGAGATAGCTGGTGCCGTTGGTAGGCATTGGACTCCTCCTCGGTCATGGGCGAGTACTGCTGTAGCCCGAATTGCCAGTTGCGGCAAGTGGTAAAGTAGCCGTTCATCCCGCGAAACCCGACAGGTAGCGGCTGGATTGGGATGGCTTCAAAGTCGGGAATCTCGAAGATTGCCCCGTTGTAGGCTGTCACCCGCGCAATGGAGCCGGGGGCGGGGCGGCAAACGAGATGCAGGTTATGGTGCCAGCTTTTGGTCACCCCGCACAGATAGAAGAAGTCCCAACCGCTCGTCTTGGCGTCAAGGAAATGCTCACCCGGCCCCATGGTGGGCTTCACGATCTTGGAGAAGTCGCCTATCAGGCAGCGGGCGCAATGCTCGTGTTGGCGAAAGCCCTGGACATACTTTGCCCACAGGTACTTGAACGATTCGATCTGCCGGCTTGTGCCAATGGCTCGGATAATCATGCAGTGACCCTTTCCAGTTCCAAGGCGCGCTGGTACGCCTCTACGATTTCAGCGCCCTTGCCAACGCTCTTGCCGTTCGGCCAGGGTAGATTGAATTCACGTCGCAATGACTCTAGCGCACATTCCGGGTTGAGTGTGACATTTTTTCGCGCAAACATCTGAAACGAAGTCGTTTGGCCGTGGCGGTAATCCTCGCATGGCCCAATCCACCGAGCCATAGAGTCGCGGGCCTCTTGCTCTGTGTGGAACTTCTGATAGAACCATGCGCCCTTGCGGTAGAGCGCGGTGAAGCCGTTGGGGTCCGTGAATTCCACCAGCCGTCCACCGCCGAGAGACTTGGTGTAGCGTGCCTGGCCTGTTACCCGGTCCATCCGACGCCCGGACAGGTAAACCGCTCCACCCGGCTTCGCCAGTGCATTGCAGACCGTCATAACGTCTTGCTCCGCCTGTACGGTGTCAACCGAGTTGAGAACTGAGTCGGCAACTACCACATCGAAGAGGCCGTCCATCCGGAGTGAGCGCGCCAGATCGTCGCACATCTTGTGAACAGCCGCCGGGTGAATCTGCATACCCTTGCGGTAGAAGAACTCGACCCCCTGGATGCTGTACCCTTTGGCGCGCAGATCGCGGACGTAGTCACCTTGGCCACATCCAAAGTCGAGGATGCGATGCTCTTTGGTGACCGCCGGCAGAACCATGGTGCGGTAGAGCGTTGAGGCGTTCTGCTTGCGCCCGCTGTCCTCATCGTTCCGGAGCCGCATCATTTGAGCGAACGATTGAATCCACGTCTTGCGCGGGAGGTGATCGTAGGAGAACTGGCCGTACTCCGCTCCAAAGTATGCGCGGGCGTCTGCCTCGGCCGAGTCGGGAACGTAGAACACCCGGCAGTCAAGGTTGAGGAGTTTGCAGGACAGCGCGTATTGCTGGCCGCTCACCACTACGCCGGCCTGAGTAGCGACGGCTCCGCCCCAAGCCCCGTACTTCAAGACGAGAGAGCAGATCTCCTTGCGGACGGCCGCACCGATGGAGCGGAGATTGCCTTGAACCATGCCGCCCGGAACCTCCGCATAGCCGAGGGCGAGAGACGCGGGCACTGTAACGGGATGGTCGATGTCGTCGATGTCCGTCCCGTTGTGAAGCTGGTTAAACCGGATCTCGTCATAGGTGGTGATGTCCTTGAGGGTGAAGGCCGGGACAGTCTCGCGCCCGAGCGCCCGGCTGGCCTTGGTGCGCTGGTGACCGGCGACGATGAGGCCCGCCTGTGTGCAAATGATCGGCTTCGCAAACCCGATGGCCGTTATGCTGTCCATGAGTCGCTGGAGGGCATCTGGCGCGATTGCCCGCGGATTGTATGCCGCGCCGTGAAGGGTAGCCGTGGGGAAATTAGAGTTGAACATTGTCCACCAGAAAGGCCGCGAACCCGTAGTAAGCGCCGTGGGCCTCGGCGTACTTTTCAGCCATGCGTCCCAGGCCGACAGACTCCTCAGCCGTGAGCGGGATCTGGTAGTCTCCGAACTTCATCATGGGAACGCGCTCGGCTCCGCCGCTATCGTCGCGACCTTCTGTTGGGTCCAGCGTTGCGCCTGAGTCGGCAATGAGTTGATCGAGGAGGCGTTGTACCCCGTCGTCGTCCGTCTTCACATCGACCAGCAACGCGGCCAGTGCTTCATTGTCCCGGGTGGCCATCTCGGTTATCGGGTCAAGGACGGCCAGGGCGAGACGTTCCTCGTCAATGCTCATCTCCACCCAATCAACCGGAACCTTCTTGCCGGCGGAGATGGCTTCCTCGCAGCGGGCGTGACCGTCAATCACATGGCCGGTGACCTTGTTGACCAGTACGGCCTTGATCCATCCGAGTTCATGGATCGAGCCGCGGAGGGCGTCGCGCTGGTTGCCGGGATGCCGGCGGAAGTTTAGAGGGTTGGCCAACAGTTGGGCCGGGTCTTCGTCGGTATGGCCGATGATGCGGTTGCGCCACGAAACGGATTGTGTCTTGTTTGCCACACTTTTGCTCATTTGTAGCCAGTCTAGCGCGGGAACGTGCGCGAAAACCGCCTCCGGATGGTGCGAATCAAGCCTTTTGCAAAATGCACGAATCCATACGCCGCAAACCATGAAACTGCAAACAGCCAAGGGTCAAACCGGGTCATGCTGCCCTTTCTTTGGCCGGTACAGGTTTCCCGCCGGCGTTATGGCTGGCATCGTGACAGCGCCAGCAGCCCCAAAGTACGTTATCCGGCCTCCACCCAAACCGGCGCTTTGCCCGCCTGTGCACCAAATGGCCGTGAGTCCATGGCGTAGGTCCGTCGAACGGTAGCCGGCCAGGGATGCAGCCGACGTTCTTTAGCTTCATCTGGCAGAACCCGTCGGCGTCTTGGTAAGCCTTGAGCCGGATCGCCTCCTTCTCTTCTGCAGTCGGTTCACCGCGCCGGGTGCCGGGGCGTTTCTTCCGAGGAGGCCCGGAGCGTTTGAGTGGTGTGTAGCGGCGTAGCGGGGTCCGGGTTTTCATGGCCGGTCCCTCTTCTTCACCATCTCCGCCCAAAGCAGACGTTGGGTAACCGGGACAGCCCCAAGAGAGATAGCCAGCGTCCGCTTGCTCATGCAGATGTCAAAGTGTTCTCGCATCGTACCTGGGTACTGAATCCAGAGCTCTGAGACGCCGATAGCTCGGGCCATCTCGCGCAACTCGGCCGAGGAGTCCGCGGCCATGTGGCACATCTTCATCCGGCCAAAAGGAGCGGCCATATCGTCAACGAAAACGCTCATGCGCGCCCCGCCTGTTCGCGCCGGTCTGCGCGCTCTTGCCAGTAGCGATGATCGAAGTCCAGACGGCAAGTCTCAGAACATACCCGCTTTCTGACCTTCCCGCCGCGTCTCGACTCGAGACAGGTTGCACCAGGCGCAATGCTGGCGCCACATTCGCCACATTGGCCGCCCCTGGGTGCATGCGCCTTGATGAAGTCACTCCCGATCATGCCGCCTCCGGTTTGGTTCCGCGATAGCTCGGAAACCTGCTCAAAAGCTCTGCCTCGTCATAGCCCGTAACCTGCATCCATTCGGGGGCCCACTTCCAAAACTCCTCGATGTCGCTGGCCCGCTTGCGCTCGGCCTTGGCAAGCTCAGCGGCGCGCCCGCGCTCATCGTCCTGGCGCTCGATCTCGCCGGCAACCTCATCCGGTCGCGGAAAGAAGCTCTGACCCGGCCTGATGCGGAGCGCCGCCAGCGCCGCCGTGACTTTGGGGAGGGAGTATTTCAGGGCCAGTTGCTCGAAATCCCACAGGTACCCCTCCAGGCTGTCCGTCAAGTCTTGGCTCGGGTAGCGCTGGTGCATTTGCCTGACGAGTAAGGCAAGCTGGGTTAATTCCTCGTCGGGCAAGCGCCGCTCCGAGGGCGTCGTCGTTAGCTGCAACACGTTGGCTAGTGACACTTGGCTTAGGCGTTCCATGCGCGTTCTCCTGAAGGGGTTTTCCGAAGCGATCAATCGGGCCGCTGGCGTAGCAGGTAACCCAGCGAATCCACTGCGAGGGGCGCTCGGAGTGGTTCACGTCGCTCTTGAAGCGGGCGCGCAGAAAGCCGGTGAACTGGTCGAGGGTGATGTGCGGCGCTTCCCTGAGCCACATGCCCAGTTGCTTGCCTTCCATCGGCCCCCAGGGCATCTCGACGCCGGGGTTCTTGGAATCCCAGTAGGTTTTTATTGCACCCTTGAAGGCTGTGTGGCGTTCATCAGCGACGGCGCTCTTCGTCGCTCGCGCTGCTTTTGCGCGAGAAGGCTTTTGTACTTGTTCTTTATCTAGTTCTGTCTCTAGTTCTTGTATTGGGTTGGTATCCGGTTTTGTTAGGTCACCTATAGCTGACCTATTTTCATTGGATTTAGCGGCGTCTTTTTTCGGCCATCTCTTTGCAATCGCCTCACGTCCCGCTGCTTTCTTCCGCTCAAACTCGGCAACCAACACGGCGCGCTCGGAATACATGAAGCGATTTGCGCGCTTTCCGGGTTCGATTTCAGGGAAGAACTCCGAGACCATCGGCCACGCGGCCTCCATCTCAGGCAATGTCAGGCGGCATAGGCGCGCAAGGATGGCCAGGTTGTCGGTGATGTAGCCGTCGTTCCACTGGTGGAGCAACAGCCGCCATGTGGCGCCGAACTCGACAGCGTTCATGGCGCTTATCAGACTATCGGAAAGGAACTTCGCCGGGTCGATCTTGAACCAATAGGGTGATTCTTTCTTGCAGGTCACTTGCGCGCCCCCTTGAGAATGTCGGCTACGTCTTCGGGTGACCATGCAACCCCCACCAGCGCGCCGGCTGCTGCCATGGTGTCGAGAAATTCCAGTTGATCGTCTGTGGGCTTGCCGGCGGCCCGCGCTTGTCTCATGCAGTTTGCTTTACTGAGACGGGTCCATTGCGGGGCCTTGATCTCCAGATACAGCGCCCGGCCATTCGCCGGCAGAGTTCCGATGATGTCGGTCAGGCCGGCGAATGAGGCCCCGGCTCCGCCCTTCACTATCGCGCCGGCGTTGCCTATTCCAGCGCCCTTGAGCGCCCTGTAAGCCGCGCCTCTGAGTTTTGCGCCCCCGGCGTCTACGGCAAGAGCCGGGATGCGCTCAGCCCGGAGGAGGTCTAAGGCGGCGGCCTGTACTTGCGCTTCAGTTACGTGGCTGAGGAGGTAGCTGTCGGAGTAAAGGCGCGGGTCAAACTCATGGACATAGGGCCTCATGGGTGCACCGCCGGGTGACAGGTGCAGGTGCATGGGACGCTTGTGCAGTTTCCGCAGTGTCCTTTGGCGCAATGCGCGGAGATCCAGCCAGGCGGGTGATGATGGCCTCTGGATTTCTTGGCCGGGCGGCCTAGTGCTGTGAGGCTCATCCGGGCGTCTCTCATCCTTACGCGGGTAGGCTGGTAGGAGTGGAGTGGATTTATCACTTGCTAACCCCCAGGATCAGCCGACGCGCCGCGTTGCTCTTGCATCCGTCCAGTTGGTCCATCAGACCATCGGTGAGGGTCCGGTATAGCTTGGCGGTGCTGATTCCGAAGGCGAACGCATACTTACGCCGCCGGCGGTTGTTTGGCCCCCATTTAGGGGAGTGGTTCGATTTCATGCCGCGCCTCCCCCATGGATCAGTGACCGCCAAACTTGGACGTGGCGGCGGTGGGCCGATACCCGGATGGACTTGCGAAACCTGCCAGTCTCGGTAATGATCCCGTTGCTGCGGGCGCTCCGAAAGGCGGCCCCGACCGCATTAGGGTGGAGGAATCCGTTTACGCCGGCGGCCTCAAGAAGGCTCCAAGCTTCATCGGATGTGAGCTCATGGGTGAGGGATGCTGCCAGGGCGACGGCGCTGTAAGCTCGGCTAAAGTCGGCTGTGGCGAATAGCTTGTCTAGGCCCCTGTCACGAGCGGTAGAGGAAAGACGTTTAGATAGCATCAAAACTCCCCTTTCAGGAAGAAGCCGCATTTGCACCCGTCGACGGTGCAGCGGCCCGGTTGATTGGAATGGTGGCCGGTATGAGATTCGAGAGGATGATTGCAATGGGGCTTGGTGCAGCGGCGGGCGTGTAGTTTGCGAAGAATTTCAAAGGTCCGGGGCGAATAAGCGTCTACCCCGCTTGCGATGTCAACCTCAGCCGACACGGTTTGCATTAGCTCTTTCCAGTGCGGGATGAGGTACGGCCAGGCTGTATCGTGCTGCCCGGCAAGATAGGCGAAAGCTGGCTCGATCATCCATGGGTGGCGCGCCATGATGCGGATACAGGCGGCCAGATCTGCGGGCGTCTTCGGCGCGTCTCCGGGGTAGCGGAGGCCCAGGGAGGCGTATGCGATAGCGGTTGCGGGTTTCGATACGGTGACCGCCTGGGCAGTCTCTCGGAGTACCCGTTTGAGTCGGGCGGCTTCCTCGCGTAGCGTGATCGTCTGCATTGCTCTTGCTCCTATCGCAGGGTTGTGGGGCGGCTGGTAGACCGCCCGGTTCTGGTTAATAGGTAATGGCCGTATGGCGAACCTGGCCCTTGATGATTGCGATGGTGATAGCGCGGGCCATGAGGTTGTCTGCTTCAATGTCGTCCGGGCTGCGTTCAGCCAGCTTGAAGAACTGACCAATCGCGGTAGAGATGTCGGCGGCCACTTCGCCGTTGACTTCCTTGCGGTGGTTTTGATCGGCCTCACGGGCGATTTGCGCGGCGGCGGCCTGTGTGGCCTCGTTCTCCGCCCGCTTGCGCTCGGCTTCGATGCCATCCTGCCGGGCCTGTTCGGCTTTGAGCCGGGCATCCAGGGCCGCTTGCGCCGCATTTGCCTCGGATTCGACCCGCCGGCGCTCTGCCTCTTCAGCCTGTTGCCGGCTGAGTTCGGCTTGACGGTTAGCCTCAGCTTCGCGCCCCAGGGCTGCTTGCCTGTCACGTTCCGCCGCGGCCTCTGCATCCTTCCGGCCCCGCTCCTCCGCCTCGGCAATCCGGGCGGCCTCACGGTCTGCCTCTTCCCGATCAGCCGCTTCTTTCCGGAGCCGCGCCAATTCCTCGGCCTCGGCTTCGGCCTTGAGCTTGGTGGTGTACATCTCTTCCAAAACGTCTAGGGCTTGCTTTTGGGCGGCGATGGCGTCCGGTAGAAACTCTTCCGAGGACTCGGCCGTCATGGGGATAGCGTGGAGTTCGTTGATTACACGCGTGATGTCTTCCGCGTCCTGTTCCCGGTAGATCATGGGCGTGTCGCGAATGGTCTGCATCCGGCTTTTGTGGCCGTCGATGCGCGCCTCATAGTCCGTCAAAGACTGGCGCGTCTCTTCGGCTAGGATGTCCAGCCGGTCCCTGAGAATTTTGCGGTTGGCGTCGATGCGCTTGGGAAGTTCCTTGAGTTCAGCCACGATGTCTTTGCCCAGGCCGTCGAGATACGTCTTGGACCGGGTGACCTTGTGGGCTAGGGCGCGAATGTCGGCCCGCCCCTTGACCGTTCTCACATCCGGCGAAGTCTCCTGCGCCTTGAGCTCGATTGCGTCGATGATCGGGGCCAGCCCGTTATCGGCGGCGAAGACGGCTTGAAGCCGTACCGGGTCGATGGCGACTGCATACTTTTCGCCATCGTCTATGACCAATGCGTGGGGCGCGTCGTCTACGCGCCCCTCAATGATGGTCAGTTGCCGTTGCTCTGCGAGTCCTGTTTGCATGTTCCCCTCTCTGTGGGATCAGTTGGGCTTTCGGTTAGGCGAAAAACTCGGAATCACTAGAGTCGTGACCGTTCGGCTTTTTGAGGGTGGCGGGGTGGCTCGTGTTTCCGGCTGCTGCCGGCGTCGTCTTTGCGGCTGTTGCAGTGGGGGCGCTTTTTACCGCATCCCTCAGCGCAGCCGCCCCACCTTTTCCGCTGGCTGCGGGCTTGGGCGCGTCGCCGGATGGCTCCGGGCGCTTGGCGTCCATGATCTCCCGCCAAGTCGTCTCACCATCCCTCAAGGCCGCGAACAGGCCCCGGAGATCGGTCAATTCCTTGGGGTTGAGCGTGGCGCCAGCGTGGCCCAAATACTCCTTGAGTTGTTCCACGGTCACGCCCTGCTCTACGAAGGAATCGAACAGGTTGCGCTTTGCGGCGTCCGGGTCTTCGGCGTCCTTGCGGCGCTGAGTGGCGCGAACCTCTACCATGGCCTCGTCGACCAAGTCGCCGGGGACGATGCGGAGGCCCAATGTGCGGACCGCTTTCGAGATCAGCGCGCCTTGTTTGTTGAGGATGTCGTCGTCAGTGCCGGGGAGGATGTAGAGCATATCCCCGTAGCTGTTGAGCCGGGTCCGGAGTGGCGTGTCGCCGGCCTGGAGCTTGCGGCGTTCTACCGTCTTTGTGATGGTCACGTCTTGGGAGTACGGCAGGTTGGCTTCCAGATCCGTGACGCTCACGCGCACGATGCGCCGCTCCTCGTCGTCGTAGACGGTTTGGGTGGATACATCCACGTTTCCCATGGCCCGTAGTGCGGCCTCGGCAAACCGGATGCTCGGCCCTTCAATGCCCTTGCCGATGGGTTTGTGGTAAATGGCTACGCCGGCAAAGCTCGGACGGTTGCAATCCTTGAGCAGCTTTTCTCGTACCACGTCGAAGTCTCGGGGGTGGCGCTCTGCCATGATGTAGCGCGCTTCGATGGTGGCCTTCACCATGGCCGCCGATGCGGTTGAGGCTGTCTCTGTGACCTTGGCCAGGGCCGTTTCTTTCTGGGTGTACGTCAATGCGGTTGATTCGTCTGCCATGTGCGAGTCTCGCTTTCTGTGTGCCGGGGCCGAAGCCCCGGCGGGTAAGGGGTGCGGGTTGACTACGAGATAACCGGGATTTCCAGCCCGGCGGAGCGGAGGTAGCGGCCGAGTTCATTGATGGCGTCAACCTTCCATTTGCCGCCGTCGGCCTCGATCAGCATGAGTTCCGGCGGTTCGCCCTCAGTAGTGCGGGCGCGGAATACGAACTCGCTGGCGGGCTGGCCGGCCTCCGGGAAGGTTCGGTAGGGTAGCAGGGTGACGCGGGGCTTGAGGGTGACCCCTTCCTTCATGCGGACGCCGCGCTTGACCACCGCGCCCTGGACGAATCCGTTGTCATTGTTCGTGGTCACAGCCTCGTTGGTGAGGGAGGATGCGAGGTCGAGGACGTATGCCTTATCTCCGCCCTCTGCGAACTTGGCGGCCACTTCGATAACGAACTGCTCTTGATTGATGAAGGTCCCGAACTTGAAACCATCGGTCTTGACCGGGGTTGCAAGGATCGGCGATAGGCGGCGTCCGTACTCGTCGGCCACCAATGCCTTCAACTGGACTGTGCGATGATCGACAACCTGAGCGATGAACTTGCCGGCGGCGTTGTCGATGCCCTCCAGCTTTTCCTTGATGAGATCCACGAACCCGTCCAAGGTAGTGACCTCGACGCTGGACGCCTGAGGGGGTAGATCGGCCTTCGCCTGATATACCGGCTTGGTGGTGTACTCGTGATCCTTACCGAAGCTGTCGGTGAGGGAGATCTTCTCGGTTGCTGCAAGCCCGATGAGGGTTTTCACGAGCTCGTCATTGCCTTCAATAGTTGCCATTGCGATTTACCTGTTCTCTCTAGGGCCTGTGGCCCTGCATGCGTTGAAGGTTGAGGGTGGGTTTAGAGGTTGACGACTTTGGCCGGTGAGGCGACTGCTACAGGGCCGGATGCCTGTTCGGGCTTCCCCTCGTCGAAGAGGTCACCTTGGTTGGTATCCGCGCCGAATAAAGAGATGTGTTCACTGCCGGGGGCCATTGCGATGAAGGCGATTGTCTTGGCCTTGTCGGGGCCTACCAGCGTCGTCTTCACGCTGTAGGAGATGTCGGCTGACTGCCCCTTGCGGTCGGGCCTGATCTCGATGGTGACCACCATCTTGCGGACGCCATCGGTCCTCACGTTGGGGTCGGCGATGTTGTTGCAGATCTTGTGGAACTCAGACGTCGCGGTCTCCAAAAGCGCCCCGCCGTCCAGGTTTGCGAGAGTGATTTCCTTTGCCACAATGCTGCCTTTCTTGTTGCTGTTCGGCCTCGCGGCGGGTTATTTGCTGGACATCCGGAACACGCGGGGTCCGGGCTTGAGTTGAGTGTTGGCGGTGATGATGGCTGCGACCTTGTCGCCGTCCACCAGTTGGGCAAGCTCGTTGGTGACTGCGCGCCAATCGGTGGCCTCGCTGTCCTTGTTGTTCTTCCATGTGCACACGCCCGGAATGGCTGAGGCGTTGCCCATGTAAGCCTTGATTGCCTGTTCAGCCACGTTCGCGTCGCTCTCGGCCGTCGCCATCCGGGCCTTGGCCTCCGCCCTGGCCTCGACCCACTGGCGAACCTCGGCGGTAGATGGAACGGTGATCTCGGCTGCGCGCTTGAATCTGGCCTTGAGGAATTCGCCATACGACTCGGAACCATCCGGTTCGGGCGGCGTGTCGTGGACGATGTGTTTGTCCCACCATTCCGCGGCGCGCTCCTTGATGGCCGCGTCTGTCTCAACGTCACGGTGGAGGGTGTATCGGGCAAACTCGTTGCCGCCGAAACATACGGCTAGGTCAGACGCCGGCGTGACGTAGGAAATGTCCGGCTCGTCACAGGCCATCATTTGAACGGCCAACTGGAGTTGGTAGTAGATCGGGAACACGTCGGACCCGGTATCGCCCCACTTGTCGGTTTTGAATCGGGTGTTTTTGGCATCCACCGGGCGGCGGTCACCTGTTAGCCAGCGGGCGTCAAGGCTGGCGCCGAGGAGCGGGAATCCTGGAACCGGGTACAGGGTCCAATGGTCCGCGAACTCAATCGGGACGCCCAGGCGCTCGGAATAGACCTCAAGAATCGGGCGCTCAAATCGGCGTCCGAACTCCATTGGGTCGTTGTCAACCTTCGGGGGAAGCGCCCCCTTCTTGCTGAGGTAAACCTCAATCGGGCTTGTCCACCTGTTGAGTCCGAAGATGGCCGCAATGTCTGTCCCGGTGATGTGCTTGCGGCGCTCTAACAGCCAGGCGGCCTTGCGCTGTTCGTCGATGGACCGCTCTACGGAGTCGCAAGCGGCGATTGTTTCTTGGAAGGCTAGGGCGGCTGCGCTCACTGTGCGCCTCCTACGATGTCGGCGTAAGAGAGGCGCTTTGCCCGCGAAAGGATTACAAGGCAGATGGCGTGTGAGGGTTTAGAGTGTCCGCTGATCCAGTGGTAAACCGTGCGCTCGGTGACGCCGCAAAGGTTCGCTACGGCGCTGATCCCGAACGCCTGGACCCATTCTTTAAAGGTTGGTTTTGGTGCCATTGTCGGTCTCCCATCAGTGCGGGAAACCTGAAAAGTTCATTCAGGATTTCCCGGTAGATGGGACCGAAATCGTAAATCTGACCTGATCGAAGCGCGATCAATGGTTTTGTAGTATGGGTTCCCACCCATACAGCATCAGGGTAAAATCAATGCTGTATGGGTGGGGCACCCAGCATTGGTGGTTCGGAAGGAAAAAAGCTTTACCGGTTGACCTGTACGGTCTGTTTGTTGGTTTTGAGGGTGAAGGCATCGGTGGGTAGAGCCTGATTGACCTTGATATTGAAGTAGACGCTGACGCGGTATTGGCCGGGGCCTTCATCGAAGATTTGCTTGAGGCTTACACCCCGCTCGGGATCTATCCAGACGGTCACTTTTGGGAGGGTCTTTCTGATCTCCGGATCTTTGGCGATTAGTTCCAGTTTGGCGGTTTTCACGCTGTCGAGCGTCTCACACCCCAGGTACTTGATCTCCCACTTCTTCTGCAGATCCTTGCCGCTGGCGCCGAAACCGAGCATCAGATAGCTCTCATATTTGTTGAGCTTGCTGTAGGTGGTGACCTGGTTGACGCCGGGTTCAAAGAGCCTGAAGACGCCAGTGGAGTATGTGTAGACCTTAAGCGCTGGCTTGCCGTTGATTTCGCTGATGTGAGCGGCCATCTGGAAGGCTGTGCCTTTGCGCTCGTAGAAGACCGTTCCCTTCTGCACGTCCTTGTCGTAGATGGGGTCGGTTTGGATGCTGTCGAACTCGAAGTCGGCGGAGGTGGAGTGGAAGTTGGCCGCCGCGCCATCGAGCCGGCGCAGTACCCATTCCAGATCGGGAAAGGTGTAGGTTGCCGAGGCAACCGCACTAGTAGCATTCCCCGAAGTCCTGGCAATGGCTTGAATAGTCGTTGTCTTTGACACTGCAATCGGAGCCGAGTACCTTGTTGACAAAGTACTCGGAGTCTCCCCGTTCGTCGTGTAGTAGATGGCCGCATTCGGCGTGGTGTCGGCTATCTTAACCGTCTGAATCGAACAACAGATGCCGCTTGAGGGCGAAAACACCGGGGTTGCCACCGTAACTTCATCGGCTGCAAACAATGCGCGCGCCGCGAGCAGAAGCATCGCAATCAACGCGGGAAAGACAAATTTTGTTGCCTTAGGCATTGGGTTCCTCATCTTTGTCGAGTGAGCTAC